GGGGCACCAATACTTAGTAAAATCCAAATCATAAACTTTGGCAAATGCTTCGCCCGTGATAGTATCGTACTTGATCGCTACTTGATCCGGACATAATTTAGAATTGGGAAAACTATATTTGGTTTTTATTTGATCCGGTATAACATCGTTATACACGACAACGATAGTTTCATTCAAATAACATAGGGAGTCTCTGGGATGAATACTGATGATCTCATGATTCATTTCGAGATCATCAACAGCATGAGGAACTATTGAGAGAAGTTGTTCCCTCAATAGCAAATAGTGGGGATTAGTTTTCTCAACTCTGAAACCTTTTTCCTCTAAACCCCAACTGTCAATTTGAAATTCTACAAGAAGCGGATCTAGGAGTGGATTAAAACGTTGAGCTATAGATGGCATCGAAACCTTACTTTTTAGATTTAGTTGCTCGCATACATTGCTTGGACAACTGGTAAACTGTTTCACGTACTTCACGCATATTAATGATAGCACGAACAGCTAAAATGCCTTGGTCCTCTAGTGAACCGTTTTCAAAAATCTCGGCAGCTTCGTCGAACGAAACAAGATATTCATCGCCGTCGAGATTCGTAACACATGCAGCCGTAATGAATTCCTCAGGGATAACATTAATCTCAACCTCTTCAAGGAATTTATCAATGTCCTCGTAACGGTTTTTCTTGCCCATGATAGTGTCTCCTATACTGTAAAGACGATGCAGGTTTTCTTCCTACAGAGTATTTACAGTATTTGGTTTCACTTATGAAGCTTCAATACTGTTAGGAATTTCTCATATGCTTGTTTAACTGCTGGAAATTCATTAATCAAATCGCGTTGTTCTTGTTCATTCTCAAGTAGATCGCAAATTTCTTGATAACTCACGTTAAATGGCTTATGATCCTTATTATAGAATACATAACCCCCAGTAATGTTATGACTATGTGCCCCATGTATTGTGGTAATATTATGCGTATGAATCATCTGTTGGGACAACACGCCAATATTTGTTATCTGTATAGCATCGATGCTATTTGGGTTATTCGGCGATACGGAGGCAGAGCATGAAACGGTCCCATGCGTGTTTTGCAAGGTCATTCTCCTTAATTGCTTTTTCAAAAATTTCCATATGTCGACCTTTATCACAAAGTCGAACTACTGATTCAATAATATCCATAAATTGTTCATCAGTTGTATTTGGACCAAACATGAAACCATGTTTTCCAAATTCAGAAAGCATTTGGCGAGACAAAGTATCTCGCTCTTTCAGACGTTCTATTTCTTTTTGAAGTGTTTCGACATGCCCGATTGCAATATCGCGTTCATTCTCAATTTCAAGAATACGATCTAGTATTTCGGAGTCTATAGCTGTTATTCTGTTAATCTCAGGCATACCATGACCTTCTTCCAATAAGAATGAGCCATTTCATTCTCTTTGATCGCAAACATAAGTTTTCGAAAACCTTTTATTTCTGATTCGAAACGTTTTAAGTGTGCGTTTTCTTTTTCGAGCCGTTCAATTTGTGCTTGAAGTTTTCTGACATCTTCGTTTAACTTGGTGACTTTGTAGCCCCAATGCTCACGTGCATATTCTTCACACTCAAATCGTTTTGCACTACTCATAGGGTTCCGCCTGATAACTTACGTAGCATTTGGAACTTTTTGAATTCCTCCGCCAGGTGAGGATTCTTATTCAAATCAGTCATCAAGTCCCACCACAATAGCGCACAACCTGCCATAGCTTCGGTGGCACGACGATATTTGTTGATCTGTTTTACGAGCTTGGCTTCAACTTCATCAATTGTTTCCATGTTAAGTGAAAGCTGAACTTCGGAAAACTCATGCAATGGTGCATCGCATTCGTCCTCTTGCTTTTCGTCACCAACACATTCGCCATAATAATTTTCACCAAACAAATTAAAATCGAAAACTTGGTCGACACGATCCGGCGTTAAGAATGTATTATTGGATCCCAATTCGCCCACATTGCGAAGACGTTCTCTCGTACCATTATTGGAGTAGTAACGAGAACTAGAAGCTTTCGACGCATATAGACCATTATTGGGTGTTTTGGTTACAGGCTGTTGACCAATAGTTTTGGTACCATAGCTGTAAAAGGTAGAACTTGTATGTGAATTATTGTTTGACATAAAAATACCCGGAATTTAATAACTCCGGGTATTAAAACATATTGGGGATTAAAACGTCAATTTATAAAAGCTGACCCCTAGACTTCATATCTTCTATATGATCTAGTGCTGCAATAATAACAGCGGCAGCTTTTATTAGTGATTCCTCAAAGTCATCAGCATATGGAGCTTGACCATTACGACGAACTTCGCCATTCGCATAGTGTCCGATAAGAGCAACCCAGTCTCCCGGTGTATTACGCGCATCCCATTCAGAACCAGGTAAATCGAATTGGCGTTGACGTTCTGCGTGAATTTGACTTAGGATATTTTGGATTTTGCGATCAGACTCGATGTTATTAAAAATCTCATCGAGTGCTGATGCAGCATCGGCGTCTAGCTTTGGAAAATCCATTAATCAGCCTTTGGTGTCTTTGTAGTTTTACGCTTTGCTACTGACTTCTTTGTCGCTTCAATCATCTCGTCAACCTTTACTGCTGGGATATCAGCAGTATCCACGTTGGTCGACTTGGGAGCCAATGCCGGATACATATCATATGCTTGTTGGCGTTTACGATTTGCTTCGCTCTGGAGCATATCAGCTTCAATGATAAGGTTCTTTGCAATATTATATACTGCGCTGTCCTTTTCGATTGCCTGGTTCTCTACGATGCGATTATCGCGAAATTCGGTATTTTCCTTTGCAGAAACAGGCGCTCTGTCTTCAGCTTGCGCCATATACTCGATAAGCTTTGGAAGCGGCACTGGACGGTTTGGCTGTGGAAGCATAATAATCTTATCCACAGGTACTGGCTGTAGCTGCCCGGCCTGATGCAAACTTGTTAGCATATCAATACCGGTCGATGGCATAATACGGCGAGTCAAAATATTAGCCAGTACTGGCTCCTTTTGAGCTTCGCCCTGAATGACCTGCATTAGATCATCATGGTACTTTGATGGTAAGCTATCAGTATCAACTACGAGTGCGTGATCTTCTCGTCCAGGAATCTGCATATAAACGACTACAACACGGCGATCCGTGTTAACTGTTTTACCGACGTGTCTAACGATATCAGCCATTGATTACTCCTTTGGTGCTTCGGTTGCTGGATTTGCCGCTTCTGCCTGGGCACGTTGTTCGGTAACATGGCTTAGAAAACCTGCAATTTTGTCACGTACTGAACCAACAGCTGACAGTTCAGAACCTTTAAACGACCCGCGTTCACTAGCGGCGTCGATGATCTTCAAAATATTTTCGAGATCTGAAATGCTAATGGATGGGTTGACCTGGTCAGTCATTATATTCTCCTTAGTATGAAATATATCTGTATTCTAGTGGTTAATCACCAGAATGTCAATTTTATTCCTAAATAATCTAATAAAAACAATGCATTACCATGAATTGTATATTGGATAATATAACACCATTTCTATTTGAATATCAAATATGTAAATTTTGGGAGGAGGTATTCAAGATAGCAAACAAAATCCTACCCTGAAGATATGTGTTTAGGATTTACTGCAAGGATTTAGGTGATTCTAAAATCATATGGTTAATGATACGGTGTTTTAGCTGTAAGAAAAGGGGGTCAATTGACCCCCTTTTTATTTGTATTTTCCGGACACTGTGACTAGTGACCTATCCCACCCCATGAAATCTATCCAACTTTCATGAGGGATTTGAATTGGGTACTGACGCGCTTTATCAACAAGCTGGTAATAAGTCGGCTTTATTGGAGCACGAACCGGCTTCATCTTGTCGTAGTGCGCCTTCTTCAAGTTACAAGGAGTACAAGCTGCAACAAGGTTGGTCCAGTTGGACTTGCCACCTCTTGCACGAGGAACAACGTGGTCCATCGTTAGTAGAGAATGATCGTGCTTGCAGTCAACGCCACAATACTGACACTTATAGGAATCACGGAGCTTGATGTTCTTGCTCGACAACTTGACGCCACGTGCCATGTTGATAAAGTCGTGATTCATTAGAACGCTTGGAACCTTAAGCGTAATACTTGGACTGGAAACTTCCCATTCCGCATATTCAGCCACAATCTCAACGCGATCCAAAAACATCAGTTTTACGGAATCTTCCCAGTTAAGGGTGCTGAGTGGGACGAATCCCATTGGTTGTGCATCTGCGTTTAGTATAAGTGTGTCAGCCATTTTACTCACCAAAGTTTTAGGACTTCTTACCTCATATTTAGTTGAAGTATGTTATCCATAGTTATTACTGCGGCAAGGGCAACCGTTTTTTACGGCTCACCCTTGCCTAGTGAGTCGAAAATGCTTCAACCTTCCAACGACCATCCGAGTGGATGATATGTGCGGTCGAAAGCTGTCCGCCCTTTCCTGAACCGGTGTCCAAGAAAATTGCTTCACCTCCCTTAGCGCCGGAAACCACAAGTGGCTTTACCGTGCTACGGATATCATGACCCACAATGACTTGCTTTCCTTGTGGAATGCGGTTAACCCATTCGTAGATACGATTTGGGTAGCCATCAGCATTGAACTTGTTAACGGGATCAACTTCCCCATAAAGAGCAATACTTTCGAGTCGGCCGTGAAGTCTTGACACTGTGGTCTTGAACATTTCGGGCTCTGCACCACCATGCGTGAACATGATATCGCCGAGCAAAATGTGGTTCTTGGACAAGTTCAACAGCGAGTAGAACTTATTTTCGAACCGAGTACGTTCAAGAGAACCCAGTGCCTGCACTAGCCGAGTGGTTGCCCGATTTCCATCGCTCAACTTCAGCTTAACTTCTCCTTTGCGGTCCTGGCCCAACCAACGTTCGATTTTCTTCTCATGATTACCGAGTGTCATTGCACCGCGACCACGGATGATAACATCATGCACGAGGTCCACACATTCCAAAGAGTTTGGACCATAATCGATGATGTCACCGAGGAAGACCATGAACAAGTTGCGAGCAGTTGCCCATTCCATCGCACTACGAAGTGATTCGCGCATACCATGCACATCTCCGAGTGCCATCACACCCTTGAATCCAAGATCCAAAACATGTGGTCCAATGTCTCCTAATGGAAGCTTTCCGATAGTACGGAACTCTTCCTTTCGAGTGTCGATGACAGTTGCAAAACCATCACCCCTTAGGATGTCACGTTCGTTATCCAAAAATAACTTATCGTGACGCTCAATAAGACCAGGAACATCTTCACGCCATCCAGCAGTCTTGAGCTTTTCCTCGAGTGGACGGTTCACAACAACGTAAAAGATTGGAACATTGATTTCTGTCCCGATCTCTACAATTGCCATGCGATCCTGTCGACGCAAATTTGTTGCATCCACAATCACTCGTTCACCCAATTCCAGCTTCAAACGTGTACGACGGAAGAGTTCCTGGAACACTGTTTGATTAACGTCCTGACGTTGGAATTCACCAACCAGTTCGTGGCGGATTGCATCAGAGCTAATGACTTCGTAGTCAGTGAAATGCTCTTCAACAATGGTGCTCTTGCCAGCGCCCGATGGGCCGACCATTAGTACCAGACTATGTAAGGGTATCTTCTTCATAGTTACTCCGCTCTTCTAAATTAACACGCTCAATCTAACATAGGCAGACGAGCGTGTCAACCAGTTCTCAGTAAATTCGAGCAGCACCTTCAGCATCAATATGGATGTTACCACGCTTGATACGGATTGCACCCTTAGTGCTTGGGTTGTTTGGCTGTTCTCGAGTGGTCCATGCAGTTTCACAATCAACATGACTCACGTAATACGATTTCCCTTTGGCCTTTATAATCCACATCGGGACGATATCCGGAAATTCCAAATGCTTCTTGTTGAAGTGAAAATCGATATTGCGACAATCCTCCAGTACAAGCGGAAAACTTGCAAATTGCTCCGCAATTCCCTCATGCATAGAAGTAATGTTCTGCCAACGAATCTTTGCTTCCTCAAGTAGAGTCATAGCCTTTGCACCCATTGCACGTTCCTGACGTAACCGTTTCTGAGCTTCTGCAGCTGATGTATGATCTGAACGCTGAAGTGTCTTAACCTCAAGTTTGAGTTTCTGAATACGCTGGGTTACCTCACGGTAAAGCTCACTCCAATTACGGAGCCACGCGCTGTATTCAGTCTGAGTGCGAAAAGTTGGTTTCATGTTGTAAGCGCTCATTCGATGTTCCCTCCAAAGGATAATTTAAAAGCTACAGCACTCTTATGATCTGAAAAATGCCAATGTGTTTGATTGCCTGCGACCCAGTAAAAGTTTGCAAATTCTTCGCACCACTTTTTCTTTTCCATGTAAAATCGAGTATCTGTGATAACAACTCGACGATAATCCGGCCACATTAAACGAAGCTCTTTGCTCCACTTCTTATCCTTAAGGTGTTCACTCGGGGAAGGGGTGAATTTTACTTCACCCGGCTGGAGTGGTTCCATAAGGATTGCTTTATATGCTTCAAGTGCGCGAGACAGTCTACTCATCCTACTACTCCAAAACGTTTGGTGATTGAATGAGCTTGCTCTCTAGTGCAAGGACCAATACCAAGACCAGTGATAATAGGCGCGCCAGTGAAATACGGAAGCATGACATGACCGCTATCAACGATAAGTGAACAGATCAGACCAGCAGACTTTGCTTCTTCATATGCACGGAGAATGGCTTGTTCGTTTTTTGCTTTGAGGATGATTTGAGTGCCAATGAAATCCAAACCCTGATAAGTCTGGAGTAGGTCTGGCGCATACTGTTGGGCCAGGATAGCACAGTTCTTCGCAGCATGACAAGCCTGACTTGCCATCTTTCCTGGTGTCATTTCTAGATCACCACGAATAATGCTGTAAATGCGAAGAGTATCACTTGCTGCTTCGAACGCTGCAAGATCTTCAAATTGGGCAGGAATGCCCTGGAGGGTAACTTCATTTGTCCCGTTATGAGCTCGGGTTGCTAGTGCTTGCTAATACGACATTTTGTATCTCCTTTGTTAATGTTTCCATACGTTATTATGGGACCGTTTATTAGTCAACCGAAAACCAATTTAAGTCCGGTAATTATTTTCAAATCCCTTGTATATATGTTGCCCATGAAATAAGCCCATACACCTTTGCTATTGAAATTCGCAAAACCCGACTTTGTGGAATCTGAAAATCTACAAGGTCCAGTCGAGTTGAGAAATTCTTCAATTTGTGCTTGACGCTCAGATATTGCTTGTAATTTTGACAACCCTTCAAGAGCTGCAATATTAGATATTTCTAGATCCTTGCGTGGTATCCGATAGGGTAAATGTAAATGGATTTCTGCAATGATTTTTGAATTAATCACATTATCTTGACTCTCAATGAGAGTAACCCGTGTCTCATTTGGGAGAATTGCAGTTGCAAGATAATCTGTCATTAATTCCACCTTAACCGAAATAGCATTGCATCTTTTGGATTTTCAATAACAACACCAACGCTATATGCACAACCAGAATACCAACCGACATCCTTGGCTTGTCCGCGAGTACAGTTGTCGACCATCCACTGTCTAATTTCTTTTAGCATGGAGGGCGTAAAGTTTGCAATCTTTAAAAGATACCAACCTTCATATTGTTGTTTGATTTTTTCGGGGAAAGCGAGATCTTCCCAATAATCATCTCCAAGAAGGAAATCATCATCGTCGTCATCGTCTTCAGTGTCAAGTATAATCGTGTTCATTTGTTTCTCCTTTGTTTCGATCTCATAGAGTGAGTCGAAAGGAGGATCACGCGCTTGACTTGGGTGGTGCTAATAATGTGTGTTCATGTTTCTATTTAACACTTTTAAACAAAGAAAATCAATATTTTCTTTTAGTCAGAATAAACGGCGGGATTAATGTTGCCTTGGCTATGTTCATCAATTCTTCTGTTCTGAAGAAATATTCATTACCTACACGAACCCATACAGCGTCGGGATAGCGTCTATTCCAAATTTCTGCATCTCGTAGCCGTGAAGCACATTGCACGATAAATGGAGTACCAAATAAATTGGTCATCACATTATCAAACTGAATATACGGATTGAATACATTGATAAAATCAGACTTTTTGCCACGGCGACAAACCCGGAATGAATATGGCAGTGTCTTATATATGCGGTTTCGAATGCTGGCCATTAGATCTTATATATCCCACGCTCATATGCGCGCATAAGTAGAATGTTATAAACCAAACTATTTGGACGCTTGGTTTTAAACCAAACATCATCATTGCCCATGTTGATCTTCTGTAAAGCTGCAATAACAGCTGGACTCCGACACATTCCTGCATAACAATGGGCAATGAACATTTCAGTTTCACCCACGTATCGCTGGTAAAAATCCAATATCTTATCAGCATGATCTACATTAAAGGTAGTGAAGCCCGGTTTGTAATCGTTTGTATCATGAAAATGAAGGAAAAGAACATCTTGGGTTGTGTCCGAGCCCACATCATTGAGTTGCATATCCACATCATCGCTAATGCTAATGATGACATGTTTCTCACGGGGTGTGATACCCTTTATGGTGCCTCGACTTTCAACCCTGAATTTCATATTTCCTTAAGCTCCACTCCATTGAATTGCTCTAAATTCACTTCAATGCAACGACCTGTAAATCTGCTATCACTGCATGTGATGACTTTGAGCCAAACAAAACTTATATAACCGTTATATGATGTGTGGTATTTTGTCAACTCTATAACTGAGTTCTTAGGGAAACTCACACTAACAGGAACCATATTTCCTTCATCATCTTTGAACAATGGGTTGGGTACCGTTTTATTAATAAAGCGTTCTTCAACTATTGCTTTACCATTTTCGTCATAATCAATTTGACCAGTTGTCTTATTATAGACATAATATTTGCCCACTAGTTGGGCTTTCTTTCCAGTATATTTGAGATTCCGTAGGAGTACGAGATTGCGCTTGGCCCACGAAAGATCTGTTGTCCATTCGGCCGTTAATTCGTATTGTTTGCCGACTTGTGGGATAAAGGTTGCAGGCATGATAGTCCTCTAGTCTTTTCTTTTTAAGATACAACTAGAGGACCCCAAAAGTCAATATTATAGGTTTTTGGCCGTTATGATGGCATCAATAATGTTTACGGGTTCGATGCTATTTGGACGAACAATCCAATATTCAGTCGAGTATGATGGATGATCAATACCGAATATGATTGTACCACCGCTAATACATTCGGATATTGCCACCAAGTGAGGCCTTCCAAATGATGAAAACTCGGTATGATATGAACTTGGTAAGTTACTTTCTGTACCAACTAACGACACCACATTCGAATACGGATGGATTTCTACGATATAAGGGACTATACGTCCTTCAGCCGTACGTACGACATCAAGATTGTTTTCTGAATAGAACTGAACCCCCAACAACTTGAATTTATCATAAAGTTTCTCATTAAACGAAGGAAAGTCACCCTCGTAGGTGACTCCCCTTGCATATGAGCAATAAACTACACAGTTGGGCTCTTTCATGCGATTTCATCAAACTTTCGAAATGCATGGCGATGAATACGCTGGTACACATTGCCGAACAGTCCTCGAATCGCACGGGCAAGCGCCATGAGAGCATCACCGAGAACAAACTCAATGATCGCGAACGGCCAGAACAAAATGTTGCTGACCATCAGCCCCGTTGAAGGACTTTGATACTTTGCCGAAATATGACCGTTCTTATAGACGTACTGTCGGAACGCCTCGAACAAATCTGGGGTCAATGACTGCGCATGAACCGCATTGAGAAATTCTGGCAAAAGCTTTGCTCGAATATCAGCATACCGAGCGGCATGTTTGTGCACGAGAATGTACCACGCAACTAGGGTCCAGAGAATGCCCAGCAATATATAGCCGACGCCATATTTGATCGTTGTAAACAAATTCTCATAGAGAATAGTGATAATCGGCACTGTGGTCCACTGGCTCAGGATTAGCGCAATCGCCGATACAACAATGAAACCAGCGTAGGACCGTCCGATGAAAAACGTAATGAGAAGAGCAACAACAATCGCTCCAATAATACCCAGCGTTGCCACGCTAAGACCTGCTAGAATTTCCATTTATTTCTCCTTTTTGCTCGGATAGAATCCTTCTGTCCTAGCATATATTGCTTTTTCTTAATCGTGTCAACCAAGTCCGAATCAAGACCAGTTGGATAGTTAACTGACCTTGCATTGTTGAATGTCAAACGAAAAAGTATTGCATCTTGTTCCATGCCAAATGATATTACCATATTTCGATCATCCGGGGCCAACTTTCCATTACCCCAAAGTGCACTCATCATTCTTATGAACTGACTGCCATGGTAACCATTGAATTGAATGCTGTATTTGCCCTTTATATTATTGTTGAGCCACTCAATGAAATTGAGATCATCGATCTGTATTTCCAAATCAGAAACCCAATCATAGAAATATCCTTGTCGTTCGATCAACTCGATATTCACGTGTTCCATATCAAAACGGTAATGAATATATGGGGACCTGCGTCTTTCACGGAACGATTTGATGAATTTTATCATATGGTTAGCTTTGCTTGCACCGCATCATGACTATTACCGAATGTTAGTATGAATTCATCTTTATAATCAGCAAAATCATCATACATGATTATCATCTCGTTCGTATAGAGGTGGGCGTCAAGTTGCACAACGTCTTTGAGGTTTTTCGTGTATTCGCGAAATGACCATCCTCGTTTGAACAGATCGGATTTCTCATGATCGATAAGGAATTTCATATCATCGGGTAAACGAACCGGATATGTGGGTTTACGAAATAAACCCCAGAAACTTTTTGAGACACGCAAATGGAAATCATCGCATTGAAGGGTTTGGCCGATTAACTCGCCATTGCGGAGTCGCAACGGACCCAATGAGTTGCGTTCCCAGTATCTTAGCCACAGCCCATCAGACTTCGTAATAAAGCTGAATCGCTTTATTAGATAGTGCTTCAACGATTTTTTCTGCATTTGCCCCATATAGTCCTGCTGAACAAAATGAATTATACTCAACAATAGCCGCGCCATTTAAAGTATAGCCGATATCTACGACATAGCAAGTATCCGGTTGCCAGTCAAGAGCTGCTACCTTTTCGGCGAATGCATCGCATTCTTCTATTTCATTTTCGTTTAGCTTGAACAGGTAAATGCTGTTTGATCGGGCAACCACTTTACGATCGCATATTACATATCTATATTCGTTTTCAATCATTTGATATCGAGCGACGATAATGGGTGTTTCGGGAGCTACCTCATTGTAATGAAATAGTGATTCATTATTGCGTACTGAATCAAGATCAATTGTATCACCGGAGAATATTTTCTTATCCGATACTGGGCGAACAAACAATTCTTCAGTGCCTAATATTCTGAACCAATATTCAAAATTCCGCTTAAACTCTCCGAAAGTCGTGATATTGAAATCACTATTGACGAGCCACTCGCGTGGTACATGGGAAATGACATTAAAATAATCAGTACCCATGTATCCAAATGCTCCCGGATAAAAGGCAACACCCTTTATGTCTCGGATAAAATGAAGAGAACCATAAACTATGACTGGTCCCTCATACGACCGTGCATGATCGGAAATCACAGTGTATTGTTCCATTAATGGACGATGGGCGAACTCATAAGGTATGCCTGCATTTACTAGAGCTTGTTCCAGTGATACTAATGAATCACGGAATGGAATTGGAGTGGACTTCTTAGCCCGCTCCAATATCCATAATGGTTTATTCTGTTGGCATACTAGTGTAGTCATACCAATTCTTTCCGCCGAACAAGAATCGAATTTCGTCAACTTGTGTCTGCGTATGAGACTTCTTCAACACATTAAACACAAGCTGTTCAAAAACTTCATCCACATTCAAATCGCGATCAAACGCACGGAACACATGGGTGTTGAACGGCTGCATCTGTGCATCGGCTTGTACTAGCTTGACGAAATCAAACTTCGTAGTGTTTCCTCGATACTTATTTGCGTAATCGACGATAGCTAGTGCATTTGAACGCAACCCAACGCGAATGTCATGTGCGAACAGATCAACTGCCGACAACATCGTTGGAATCAAAAACGGACGCAAGTCATCCAGCTGACCCTCGAGAATCAAACGGATAATGTCCTTCTCGAAACGGAGCGCGTCAAAAGTCTTATGCAAGCGGCAATACCACTCGCCCTTAACCTTATACATGTGACCGGTATCGAACCGAACGATGTAACCTTCTTCACCTTCGATTTCTCGAGTCTGCTGAAGAAATTCGTTTACGTTGGTTACAGTGAAGTCCAACTTCCGAACATAATCCAGATTGTTGTCTCGTGCGATGCCAACCATATCATCGTAGCGGAAATAATCGCCGGAAACGTTGTCGCGAATCGCAGTAAGAACCATACGGTCAGTTGGACCATAATCGACGATGATCCGCTGGCGGCGAGTACACCATTCGAAGATCGGCGTCAAATTCTTGTTGAACATACGACGGCAGAAATCCTCGTAGTGTGGGTGCTTGTGGAAGAAGTCCAATGCATTGTTTGCAACTTCTGTTACACCACGCTTAGTCATCCACTTGATTTCACCAGATGGACTTACATATGGCGTAAGCATGGAACCATCCAGTTTCTCCAAGATGATATGTGGCTGAGTCCAATCAATTACATGCGCTTGAGTTTCATCGCGTTCATTCACATTAAAGAACTTGTGATATGGACGAGAAACAATGCGCTTAGTCTTGAGATCAAACTTGATGCCACGCGCTTCACGTAGAAGAATACGTCGTGCACGTTCTGCAGGATCATCCGTCGCAAATGGATTAAGGAAGGTTTCCTCAAATGCCACGTTATACATGACAACGCCGAGACCGTTCTCATGATCCTCGTTTACGTTGATCTCTGGCATATCAATGATAGCTGCAAGCAATGGTTCAACTGTTGCAAGCTTTGGGAAATGAAATGTCATTTTTTCCTACCTTATGTTCGATCCTTTGTCGAACCATAACAGATAGGAAAGCTGGAGTCAACTAGTAACTCCAGCTTTTTTGTTAGTGAGTTGCTTCTTTTACGTGAAGTCGAGGTGCTACCAGTTTAAAATGGACTGCCTCCTTCGAGTCAGAAAAGCACAAAACAAATTGATACTTCTTTGTGCGATCTTCGATCTGCTCGACGCTCCATTCACCGGAGCAGTTTCTTTGACACCATAATGTTATCCAAGATTCAAACAGATTTAACCTGTTTGGATTCTCAGTCCCTGTGTCAAGGTCGACTCTAAAACCCTCCCTATTTGGGGTTGGTCTGGCGAGTTCAATGGCTTCCATAGTTGACCTCCATCTACATGGGGTTAACGGAATGCCTAGCACATAACAAGCATACGCGAATCCGTTACATTGTCAACTATTTATGTGAAGCTAGTATGTTGTTTTTAAACGCATATCGGCTTGTGTGTTGAATTGATATTCTAGCTTTCCGGGGCGATAAACCCCACGATCGACATAGGACAAGTTGAAATCAAATCGGTTAACGAGGATACGAGAAAGATCATGAATCTTTTCCTCGGGTACCGTAACTGCTGGAGAATCATGATCTAGATATTGAAGACTCTGATCAATCAAATGTATTCCGATGCCTCGACCTGCATAGGTTTGATGAACACGCAAACAACGAATCTTTGGTTCGTCGCCCGATTTGACCATCGAGACGCCCACTAGCTCATCTTGATACTCAGCAAGAATAAGTGCTGATTCTCCGAGGCTTACATTAGGTACTACCTTGTTCCAATACCATTCCTCGAAATCTGGATAATATTGATCAATGCCACGTGTTAGGCTTAACGCTCGGTAGCAGTCGACGAGACTGGATGAAATTCGATACTTAATTGTCATTTGGTGTATCATACACGCCGGATAGCTTGAATAGAACAGCGTCGTTTTTCTCTTCAAAACGAATTACGACATTGTATTTGCTGTGATTGGCAGGATCATGATACTTATATATGGACCACATCTTTGTGGTTTCCTGACGGAGCCAAGCGTTTACTTTATCCAAAGTTGTTCGGCTTGTGTCCACTTGGAATTCCAACCGTGCCCATTCCGGTGTAATTGTTTGTGTGATTCCTGCGTTTGCAGTACCAAGCTTGCTTACACTCATAGCTGGAAGACCCGTAAATTTGATTTCTTTATTAAGCATTAAACACCTCTAACCCCAATCTAGCTTCGTGGGTAACTGGGTGTCAATTTAAAATAACACTATCATGGGGGACCAAAGACATATCGTCCTTACGTGAGGACAAATGGAACTGGCCGCACTAGGCGGCCAGTTTGTATATTACCAGCGGAGAAGTTAGGACTTCTGGTAATATGCAGTCATACCGAACGGAGACACGATTTCAGTGTTACCGTGAATGATGAACAACGTGTCGCACCATTCTTCTTCACCCCAGCTACCGCCAGGATAACCGTCCGTAAACATAACGAACTTGTTCGGGATAAGCTCATCAACTTCGATTTCCGGATCCACACTAAGTGGTTCACGCATGAACTCCCAGTTGCACTCGAACAGGGTGCCGCCGCCGCCCTTTGGATCATACGAGTAAATCTCGTCCAAGTTGTTTGGCGTAAACTTCTTCGGGTTATAAACCCGCGTATCGAACGTCCACAGCCACAGCTCGAAATCATCGAACGTATCCATAATGCCCTTAACTTCCGACAGGAAGTCGCGCAGCATTTCGTCAGTCATCGAGCCAGACGTATCGATGGAAATTGCAACCGAAACCGTGTCCTTGAAGTTCTGACCCGGCATAATAACGCTTGCGAGGGTTTCACCATCTGGCGACCAGCTACGACGCGATGGACGATTGAACGTGAAGTCGTCCTTGATGCTGGACTGAATATGTGCTTCGAGCATTGCGCGCCAATCCATGATCGGAGTTGTGAACTCGTCAATCATTCGACGCACACCAGCCGGGACCTTGCCTGCTGGAGAAGCCTGTGCCGCGGAGATAACCGCTGCCTTCAGTTCGTTGCGAATCTGCTGCTTATCTTCTTCAGTAAGCTGCGGAGGACCGTTTTCGTCACCCATAACAGTAACCGTTACGGTCTTGCCTGAACCGTTGCCGTCGCTATCGCCGTTACCATCCGAACCGTCGAGGTCCAGGTGTTCGTCCAGCGTCATCTGGATCTTGGTGCTGTTCTGTTCCAGCATACGATAAATTTCTTCCGACGTCATCGAGTCGTTGTACTTTTCATCGAACAAGCCACCCTTCGGCATGTCGCCGAGCTTTTCCTTGACCAGCGTATAGTTGACGATATAGTCGTTCGCCATGTTCCAAAGCTTCTTATCGCGGCCACCCTTACGACCAAGATGGTCATAAACGCAATGCAGGACTTCATGACCGAGCAAGAATGTCAGTTCGTTCTGCGTAAGCGACTTGATGAATTCGCGATTGTAGTAGAAATGCCGGCCATCCGTTGCGGCCGTTTTGCACCACTTGCTGGCATCGACCAGCTGCATTCGCGTTGCGAGATTGCCGAAAAACGGCGAATTGAATAGCAAGCCGACGCGAGCGGTCGTGATTGCCTTTACAATCGGATCATTGATACTAACCATTAACTTCTCCTTAACGTGTCCGATCCTTGTTGGACGGATACTCACTAGTATAGCAATGGACTGTCCAGTGTCAACTAGTAAAGCGGAATTTTTGTGCCCAACTTTAAGAAAAAAGGGCGGATTTTACTCCGCCCTTCGCATTACCTCATTCCGACGTTAGGCACCGAGGATGAGATCCTGATATGTATCAGCGAACTTTTCAAAGTTCTTCATGGACGATGGGTCCAGCTTGAGCTTGAAGACCGAAAGTGCCGTACGTGCTCCCATGATCACGATTTCCGGCTGGAACTGATCCATCATAAAGCCCAGGAAGTTATCGAAGGACGAATCGAAAGCCTTCTTCTTGGTCTTGTCCTGCTTCGTTTCATCGAAGCGGTCGCGCAGCTCATAGCACATTGCCGTGGTCAGAGCGTACATAAGCGAGATATCCTTGCTGTTAAGCGTGGTTACCTTGCCATCGAGAATATCCGATGGATTTGGCAGCTGGCTTGCAAGCTTCTGATAGCTCAGGAACTTGACCGCAATGCCGTCGCCGATTGCGCCGCCGATGAGCGACATCTTGACCATTTCCGGCAACTGTGCACCATCACGGATGATATCCGAAACAGCTTCCCAGGAACGCGGAGTAGCAAAGCCACGCGATGCGCTTGCAGGATCGAAGTCGAACAGTTCGTGCTTGAATGCAGTGAGGTAGCCGATGACGTCCTTGTTGAAGTTCGCCGTAAGCGCATACGTCTGCCAATCTTCGAAGTTTGGCTCAACTTCAATATGCGTGAAGCGATTCATAAGCGGAGTCGGCATCTTGAAGGTCGAGCCCTTGTCCGTCTCGCGGTTACCCGCAGCCATGATCACAACGTTGGACGGTGCAACATATTCACCGAGGGCGCCGTCGAGGACGAGCTGGTAAGAACCGGCCTGAACCGAAGGAGCAGCGTTTGGAAGTTCGTCCAGAAGGATGATTGCACCATCATAATGCAGATCGTTTTCGTCGCGACGTTCACGAACATCCTTGAGGATTGTGCCGGTCTTGAGACCTGGATCACGGCGTGGAAGCATTGCAGGGATAGCCCAGTTAACGACCACTTCGCCGTCTTCCTGCTTGATCGGCACGGGAATGCCGCGAAGGTCAGTCGGTTCCATCTGCGTGAGACGAATGTCGATGAGCTTGTAGTTAAGAGACTTTGCAATCTGTCGAATGATCGACGACTTTGCAATACCTGGAGGACCCCAGAGGAAGAGACCGCGACGGTCTTTGCCGGCCTTGGCATTTTCGATGTTGACCTGAATCATGTGCTTAATAGCAACCGAAGCTTCCGATGGCTTCAGCTTCGTCGTGTCCATCTTGGAAGTCGTGTTCTTACCCTTAGACATAGATGTCTTTCTCCTTTGAATGCCTAACGTCTATTACAAACTAGCAACGCCCTTGCGCTACCAACTTGTGCCTCTTACTAGCACCAGTAATTTTTGTGTCAACCGAATTGTTGAACTTTTTTCACTAGCGCTAATTTGTGTGTTAACAAAACAACTTGTTCTGCTAAAGCTGCACCACATATGCTATAAACACGCAGACTAGTCAACAAGAAAAATCACTTTTGTGGAATAAAAATTTAATAAAGTGGGATACTCAAGGGAAGGAATGTACCAGAAGTTCTATGTCTCCAACTAGCTTACAGCGAAATGCTAACTCTGCTTCGAAGAACACAATAAAATTCCCACGTAGGTGCCACGGCATGCGGCACTTACGATCCAAGTAGAGGATGTGTTGGGTTTTTGCTTTATAGTCACCAGGTAGCTCAACTTTATGCGCTTTGAAATAGCATTGCATATTAAGGAGACCAATATCGGTAAGTCGAAGGCCACGGGAGTGCTCGGGGTCTCCGCCACGATAATTTAGGAAGAAGCGGCGAATCAGAGTTTCATCTTCGTCGATTTCAAGCTCCGAGCATATTGGGTTAGGTTCCCTTTTATATGCCTGTTTAAGAGCTTGAATTATTCGAAGATGTGTACTCATTATTTTTCAGAGATTTCAATTCCCTGTGTTAGTTTGAAAACCTTGAACTTGTCTGTTTTGAAAAGCTTGTTAAGCTTTTCAGCCAAGTTGAAAGCATGACCCTTATTGCCAAAAGAACATTTCTTGTACTTTGGGCCAGGATAATTAATCAAACTATTTAGGGAGCGCAGGTTGATTGGCTTGCCATCATAAAAGACAGCATAGATTGCATCAGCGGCAAGAACTTGCTCGCTCTTATAGGTCTTTGGGTCTGTATAGTCCAAAAGGACTGTAGGCTTGGGACGAGACATGATTTGCACTCACAAATTTAAAATATTGCATTATCATTATTTATTATGTAAGCGCGTTTTACTCATGGTAAGAGCGCAGCATGGGAGCCGCGCTTCTCACTATTAGATAACAATTACACGTTGAAAATCACTTTCATCGTAACCCGAATCATCGAGTTCATCTTCATCGTCATTCATGATTTCAACGCCATGATTGGTCTTAACTGCGACCATTACAGTGGGTTCAAAATAAACCTCGTTGTAACCGTTGCCCTCGGCATCGATTGCCGTATATACGACCATTTCTGGATCAAGCTTCTGCAAATGCTCAATTAGCTCGCGATTCTTCATTCCGCAGCCTTTTCGATATCGGCCTTGTACTGAGTTGTTACAAAATCCGACCAACCACCGATACGAACACCATCGATGAAAATCTGTGGTAAAGTGCGAACACCGTCAGCCGCATGTTTCTGATAGAATGCCATCTTATCTTCGATGTTGGTAAAACGAACCAACTTGTGTTCGACCTTATACTGGGTGAACCAATTCACAGCCTTATCACACCAAGGGCATCCAGGACGTACGAATACTTCAACTTCACTCATTAGTATCTCCTTTTACGAATATGAATTTTAGATCTTATATTTTCTTCATCAAAAACTTCGTTACACGCAATTTTATTGCGGTACTCTTGTATTGTTTCGGAACCGAAATGTTTACGTGGATTGCCACAGCACCACCGGCTACACATCTTCGGTGCAGCATGACGTCTTAACGCTTGTTCATGTAAATGTGCACGTCTGGCTTCTGGTTCATAATGTGCGAAACCATAATGCCAATGAGCTTCCATCCATTTGCGAACATTGTTGATTTTACGTTCGCGTTGATAACGTCGGTATACTTTATCTCTTTGCATGTTAACCTCCACATGTTGGGCCCAGCACCGTGCCAGGGCTTTACATGATCGGAATAAAAGAAATCATTTTATCTCCACCGTTTCCATTTGAAAAGTGCCCAAACTATTATGTGGAATACCATAGCCGTTATTCACATATATCGTGCCATCATAATCCACACGCACTCTATTATGTGTATGACCAAACGCCCAAAGTTTCAACTTATCTTTGGTATTTGCATTAATAATGCTTTGCGCACCAGTATTCACATATGATGGAGTCAATTTGTCCCATCTTGACTGATTACCTTCCCATTTTGTAAATTGTTGAGAAGGTGCGGTATGAGTAACAACAACCACATGCTTGATTGCTGGATTATTATTTGCTTCCTCAAACGCCGAATGCATATTAGTGAGCTGAACTAAACCCAATGCATCGGGAAGTCCAAATTCATCAAAATCCAAAGTACGATCATGCGAGGATATATGCCATTCCCAGAATGCCGTTTGCTTTGCTATTCCGCGCGGCTCATGTGCGAGCCAATCATACCAACAATTTGCTCCGATGAACAAAGTGTCGCCGTGCCGCCACGATACATCAGTTAGACCATCTAAATAGTGAATATTTGGGCTATTGGCGAAATGCGCCCGTAGCTCATACATTGTATCCAAAACATTTAGTTTGTCATGAAAATCATCTGGAAACAGAATCATATTTAATCGATAATCGGCATTGTAATGCTCATGATTACCGTCGACGAATACCACATGTTCGTAGAACTTTGCAGCATGTTCAATTACATCAATGGTTTCGTTTAGTGAATCGGAAACATCACCGGCAATAATACAAATGGATGATCCCGGATTACGATACCATTCAAAATCAAAAGCAAAAAAGGCATCACGATTGCCTACTTGCCCTGCTGGCCAATGTGTTGGCCCGGTTCCTGGCTGAACAAGCAAAGATGTTTTCTGATTATTGCGGTCCACATGTAGATCACTGCAAATATCAATCCTTAGGACCAAATGATCCTCCATCCATTTCAATCTGTGTGGGTCCATCAAGAGCACGACGCTGAAGCTCTACAATATCCTCGAGCAGCTTATTTTCCTTTGCCTGTAACGCAACTAGCGAAGTCGATAGCTCGATTGCCTCTGCTAGGGTCAGTACAACATCCTTAGAGCCGCGATTGCTAGCGGCTCGGACACGTTGGGCAAATTTTGTAATTGGACTGTCAGCGCTCATAGTTTATTCAGATTCGCGTTAGTGTTTAACGTGCTTAGGTGATTAATCATCTCCAAGCGATTCTTGAATGGACCCACACTCTCGTAGGATTCAATGGTTTGTTTCTTTGGGCAATATGCTTGTGTCCAGCCTTGCTGGAACAGTAGACCCCAATACCCAGCAACGAATTCGGTTTTTGTACCAGCTTTAACGTAAACGGGAAACTTGTCGTGTTCGACTTGTTCGATATCGCCGTTATGCTTGACTGGATAACCATTGAGCGTGTTGTTGGTGCTTATTTCTTGTGCACGTTCGACAAGCTTAATGTTTCCGAATTTCTTCTTCAAATCATCCAAGCTGGCATAATTGGATACGGTCTTTGGACCCAAGAACATATAACCGTCCAGAGTCTTGAACAGTATCCCACTATTTGCATCGCCTGCACGAAAGATCCAAGAATTTTCCGTTAGCTGAAGTATTTTGGCCATTTTATTCTACCGAAGAACATCAGGATACTCGATGTCTTCCTTATGAAAGTTTGAAAAATAAACACTCTTCGACTTGAGCCGATGAATGTCGGATTTAGCATTTGCCCAAGCGCTGATGATGTACCCATCACGCGCAATGACATAAGTGTAATCGTGTCGATCACTAAGGTGATGAACGCGAACGAGAACCTTTTGGATGATTCGTGTGGGTTGATCTGCTTCATCAACCTGCTCATAAATTTCAACCAGTGTATTCGAGGGATGCATAACATCCTCCTTACACGGTAAGGGAATTGCTCCCTTCTTCTCGTCAATCAACTGATTCGCGCTATGGAACGTTGTATTGACTTCCTTGAAATTCATAAAGAATTCCAAACACATTTCCCCGATTTGAGTGGGGAATCCAATTTCGTAATGATAACGGATAAATTTCGGTTTTGGATAATTCATTTTCGATCACTCTTTTGTTGCACATAGTGGTTTAAACTTAAAGAGTGAGTAGTTTGTCGCCCAAGCTACGCATTGCCCCTCGCTCGTTAGTGGTTGCACTATGTCCGTGTTAACATAAATTAGTAGCTAGTCAACAGGAAAAGTTCTACTCACCGCGCATAAGGCGCGGCAAGCATATTTGCGTAATCAGTCGGATTCTTTCCGATATTAAATAGACTCATTTCCTCCGTAAATCGAAGGAACCAAATACCAACCATAGTAGCTTTTGGTTTACTGACAGCATCTGCAATAGCAAGATCCATCTTATGCTTAACATCATCAGGTTGTTTGGTCAAATCAATAAGCAAAGTATTGGCATTGAATTGGTCGATTACTCGAACACGCTCAGTAATAGCATTGCCATCTTCATCTGAACCAACAAGTTTATCCCACTCTTGTAGCATAAAATTGTTCCAATTGAAGCCCCGTGCTTTACGATCCTCAAAGGCCTCACGAATGCCAGGCTTCTTTGCTGACCCATTTTCACGAACACCTGGATATGCACTCATAATATTATCCGAGGAATCACCACGAACAATCTTCATGAAAAGCTCATATTCTGGATCGGGAGCTTCGAGAGCAACTGTCGTAGAAGTCTTAACTTTCTTTCCGCTAGCCTTATCAACCTTTGTTATGTTCTTTTTAATAACCACAGGTTGATCTTTATCATCAAAGTAACCATCGGTTGAGATTGTCCATCCACGGATGCCGTCATACTGCTTAACCCTGTCCGAAAGCAATTGGAAGAAATCTCGGTCCGAGCTAACGATAACATGGTCATCTTCTGGATGTAGCTGAATCCAACGAGCAATCATATCATCGGCTTCGGCAGATTCACATTGCAACACGGTTGCGTTGGTTTTCTCACGGATAAAGTCCATAAAGATATCGAATGCTCCGAAGAACAATGCGTTATCCTCACGCTCCTTTTTCGTCATAATACTTTGTTGAACACGGCGATGTGCTTTGTAACCGCTATAATGATCATGACGCCAAGAACGGCCCTCTAGGCAAAATACGACATGATCAGCTTTGAATTTCTTCCAGCACTGACGAATCGCATTAAGTGTGATGTGGAGAGCCATACCCGTTTTAATATCAATGGAGCCCTGTCCCGCATGTAAACAGCGGTGAGCCATGTTGTTCAAATCGATAATCAAATACGTAGACATAAAAAATTCCTTAATTTCTCATATATTGCAATAGGTTAGCCCTATCAGTCAATATTCAATTTCTTAAGGATGTCTTTTGCTGCGGTGTCTCCGGTACGAATTTCCGTGAAATCAACACCTCGAGTTTCAAGTAGATTACGCAAGGTAGCATCAATTTCCTTAGCTTGCTCTAGATTTTGATTACGACCGGCCTGGTGGAACTTAATATCTCCGCGTTCCAATAGAAAACAATTGTTTTCGTATTGGTTCCAAAGTTCCATCAATAGTGGTTCGAAATTACGCAAATAATCCTCAGGTGTATAAACGAGACCTAGGATAAACGGAGCATCCGTTACTACCCAATCGACTTTACCCTCTAGACGTGCAATACGTCTATGCTGTTTAGCCAGAATATAAACCTGATCCGAAAGCACATTATGTCGTGCTTCCCAAGTTAGATCCTTGGCATATTCGGTTACGAGCTCGACATTTAAGCCACGGCATTTGAGTTCCACAAACACACTGGCCGCGGTAGTGGATTTACCTGCGCCTGGTCCACCAAAGAGATTAATTACGCGCATTACGAATACTCCGACTTATCGTTGCCCAAATCATTACGTTTGGTTATTTGTGTAGGTTGCCCGTCATCTGGCAAAGTATCAGCAAACGGACTCATCATATCCATACAAAGGTTTGTGAACCATTGATCTACCACATCTGCATCGTGCTGACCAGTCCATCCATTACGACGTAAATCATCAACAAATGGCTGGTTCCAATCTAACTCGAAACTCATTTGATTACCATTGGAACCACCATATGCGATTTTTGAATCTACAATTTCCACCCAAGGTTCATTACGTGCGGTTGCAACATTCTTTGCATATTCACGTTCAGAGATCATATCAAACTTGCGTTCTAAATTTGCTTTGGCGAGCAGATATTCTGGATCATCTTTTTTACGAAAGCGAATATCGAGTTTCTTATGCTCACCCTCGAACTCGTCTAGACCTTCTTCTTCAATTGCATAATCGACCATCGCAATTTTAAATTCAACCGATTTGCGAGGATGGCGAAGTTCAGTTATCAATTCAGTAACTTCTTTACGAGTGTACTTTCCCCTGTTGTGATCCAACAGATACAGTTTCTCTTTATATTCGAGTTCTTGTGCGGGTGTGATCGTGCCAGAGTATTCGATCTCCAACAATCGCTTTGAAAGCTCATAACCAGAAAGCTCGTGATGTGCACGAGCTATTTCCAGTTCCTTACCCTTAAGTCCCCAGTGTGATGGGTTTGCCCAGAAAGGAAGTTTTGCCATTATTTTGTCACCTTAAACTGTGATTGGAGTTCCGGCGTCATATTCAAATATAGTTCCTCGCTTACGACGAACTGATTCATATGAGCCAATAGTAGAAACTCAATCTCCGAAAGTGTGAGAGGACGATTTCGGTCCAAGGTATATGTGGTACGTACTTGTGGATGCTTACTAACCCTTAATCGTGTGGGTTTTGAAACCTCTTCACTCGAATTCATCCAACAGCCAAAGAAGCTCTTCCACATCATGTTCCGGATCCTTACTCTCAACTAAAAATGTTTCTTTGCGGTACTTCGTGTCGCAAATAATACGAACAGCATTGTCCTCGGCTTTTACTTCAGTAATAAAATGCTGGGGAAGCTGCTTTGAGCCACCTTCAATAATATCAAAAACAAACATTCCCTGTTCGTGATCATATGCCATGAAAGGACTAAAACGATAAAGTTCCATATCTATTCCAATATAAACGGTATGCTAGGTTATTTCAATATTTTACCATCCCATTATGGCAATGAGCGATAAAATGTCATCTTCTTTTGCTGTGAATTTAATGAGCTCCGCAGGAGTTAACACATGCACGATAAAATAGTCATCGGAACTACCCACAGTTGTTATTCCCAAAATGCTTTCACGGCGAATAATAAAGCTGGGTAATTTCGCGTGTATGTGTTTGGCAACAATGGTGCCATTAATATCAGTGAACTCGTAGTTCATTCCCATCCCATATCCGAAACAATACGTGCTAGTTCGTCGTCCATCAATGAGTTTGAACCAAACCAATAACTAAAAGTCTTTCCATTATTCAGAATGACTGTGAATGTATATTCGTCATCGGTTGCAATAATTACTCCGGCGACCATATCCTTACGTATGACCCCCAGAGTATTTCCATATGATGAACGCAATACTAGCACTTCATTATTCATTGTTTTGCTCTTAAGCAAGACTTGCGTAAAGATGAATCTGCAAATTCAAAATGCAACCATGTGTAACACAATAGCGAGCTGCATATTCATGATTCTTTTGATTCTCTTCCATGTTAAGCAAACCGGGTTCCCAGAAGCTGATAACTTCGTCCACCGTCGAACGTTCTTCAAGAGAGATACCATTGTTCAGTGCGCGTTGCTTCTTCGACATCGCTGGGATATCATTGTAATTGTTCATCGGACTTACAAAAATCGGACGACCATAAACACGAGCCCATTCATGAGCCCAATCAGGAACCACGCTATATGGGGATTCTGGATCAGCTTCCATGACAAACTTCAAGCAAGTTGCACGTTCTAGAACCTCAGGTCTCGGAGTCAAATAACGAGTAGCTCGCATTTCGCCCGTAACCGCATCACGCTTCTCCAAACACTTCGGACTAATAACGAGAGTAGTAGATTCTGGAATCACAGTGTTCTGAGTGCCATTGGACTCAATCTGCGTATCCTGGAAGATGCCGCTCATACGCTCGAGGAATGGTCCGATGTTATCCTGGAGCATTGGTTCACCACCAGTCATCACAAGAACCATACGCTTCTTTTGAACGCCATGCTGGGTCCAGTCGGGACGTTCCATATCGATTGACTTATAGAAGTCCTCGATTGTTTCCTCAACGCGCTGCTCAATCTGATCGAAAGTGAGCCAGTCACCATCGTCGAAGAATGTATCGCAGAAACTGCATTGAAGGTTGCAT